TATTATCAGGGTTTGCATTGGTGAATTGGTTCAGTCCGCCTGTCGCAAAGAGGTTGACAAGTTGGTTGAGACGTTCAAGGTTCTGTGCACGGGCAATTTCATCAGGAACGGTGCGTTGTGTGGTACTTGTGCTTGTGCCAAGTACAGAACCAATAAGATCACCCATCGCTACTCTCCACATCCCCTGTTTTAATAAGCACCGTGCGAAGGATGTTGTAGTTGTACTTCTTCTCTACAGCTCTTGCGAGTTTTGGGCTTGCAACAGAGAATACTGACGCTACAGCACCTTCATGCTCTCGGAGTTTATCAATGTATTCCATCAATTCTGTAGCATGACTTACAGAGGGGGAATCATGTTGCATTTGATGGCAGTAGACGACTTTGTGATTCATCACACTAGCAACGTCAATGAGAGCGTGTTCGGTTATTTTGTAGTTCTCATCGACCTCAGCGAGGAGATGGAGGTTCATGTCACTGGTATATAAGCGGTTCATCCAACTGTTCACAGCAATATCCGCAGGGAATTCTGGACTGTATTTGATACAGAAGTTGTAGAGACGTTGATAGAGTGTGAAGTGGAGTATGCGTCCAAGGTTATCGTTGAATATTCTAATCATGGGATGTACCATTCAGTGCTTCAAGTCGACCAAGTTCTAACTCTGCGGTTTCTTCTAGTGCACTCTGCCAGCGACGTTTGACAAGATCAGCACTTTGTCTCCCACACATCACGTCAATGACAGAGAGAATCTTTCCCCATTCTTGTGCTGTACAGTATTGCTCCAGGCTTTCAGCTTCAAGCACACGAGTGTTCATCTCCAACAGGCGCATATCAGAAAGCTTGAGCACTTCATCTGCCATAGCGGTCATTTCATCAATGCTGTGACAAATCTCTCCGGTGACAGGATTCCACTGACAGATGTCTGTGACCATGGTTTCCCCTTGGGCAGTGCTTTTGGTGATTGCAAAACGAGCAGGCATTGTTCCCCCTTAATCAAGTTGATACACACCACCATCCCCAAGCTTCCCTAGAAAGCCAGAGAGGTCGAAGCTGTTGTTATTGGACACTTGACGAGCAACGTTAATGGTCCCTTGTGCAGTACGCATTGGGCGGATAACATACGTACGCATTCTGTTATCTAACATACGGTCATCTCCTCGCCTTGCAAGAAGGTCTTGATGAAGAAGGTGTTGTGCAAGGTGGAGAGGGACTGTTACCACACCGGGGCCGTATTGAACAATACCGTTGTTGATGACGTGTTTGGTGCCATCCCTTTCAGTGATTATCTCCCCACCGTTCCCAATAGTATGTGCAGCGTAGAGGGTTATTTTAAGTGTTTTTTTATCCTCTGCAATCACTGCACTGGGTTGCTCTGGTTCAACATCAAGGAAAGAGGTGAGACTTTCCCTCTGTGGAGTAGGAGCAAGAGCCTTCACCTCGATCTCAAGACCATGCTGCTCAAAGACAGCATAGGCTTCTTCAAGGGTGATCTTTTTTTTGGGCATTTTTCACCCCTGCCATTATAAGCCAACCTATACGACATACCTTTGCTGACTCAAAATCAGGAAAGCTGTCACTGGTGTATTCATACCGTCCTGTTGTTGTGAAGAGCACAACAGTGTACATAATACTCCTATGCAGGAATAGCCGCTGCAAACGCAGAGCTTGTTTCAAACCGCTCAATGTAGTTGTTGTCAAGGATGAAGCTCTTCCTCATGTATTTTGCACCCACCTTCCGGCGTTGAGCGAGAGGGTCACTGTCGCTTGCACCTTTGGGGGTAGTGAAAGTTTGCAGGCTCATACCGTTCAGTGTGCATGTGCCAAAGGCTCCTTTGCCAAGGACAAAGCCAGGGTAGACGTTGATGTTGAGTGCGGGGCTTTCTGGTGCAACAGCTTCAGTACCCGCAGGGGCAGTGGTAATGGTGTATGTGGAGCCTGCCGCTTGTCTGCTTGCAACGAGGTACGCAATCGTTCCACCTGCTTGTGTGAGGTAGACATCATAGCTGTAGTTCGCACTAGAGGGCATGACTACAGCAATGCTACCAGGAGAGGTGACAGCGATGTTCCCTGTTTGCACGCTTAAGCGTCGCTCATAGTCTGTCGTGACTTCACGGCCTACGACTTTGAGTTGATAGTTCGCTGTGGCGAGTGTACCACTGGTACCAACAGTATACTGTGCTTTTGTTGCTGTAGCTGCTGCTGTTGTTGCGGCTGCAACACCTACATACACAGGGAGAAAGTTCCCCATGGTCCATTCTACGCCCATCCACATCCCTATACGGCCATACATCAAGCGTTCTTGCTGAGCAAAGTTCGATGCTTGTTGAAAGGTCTGGTCACTCCCAAGTACAGCAGCTTTATGTGGTGGTTGCATGAAACCCATGTAGTAACCACCATTTTCCATGTACTTGTGTGCACCACGCATTTCAAGTTTAGTGTTGACTGAGATAGCGAGAGCGGTGTTGAAAACATCTGTTGCTGCAAGACCACTACGGGTGGTGACTACACCAGGGAAGGTGACGTTTGTTGCACCCATCAACACTTCAGCATCTTCCCGTTCACTGGTTTCTTTCATAGCCATAGCTACACGTTCAATAGCAAGAGAGACCATGGGGTGTTGTACGGTGAGTTCAAGGACATCAGTGAGAGCAACAACGAGACCCCATTGCTCCACAGTCACGTTGACGTTCTCAAGGGTGAGACTGTCAGTGGAAGGGGTGACACCTTCAATCAGTGGGGTGTTTGGGAGTGCAACTCGTGCAACACGAACCACTCTGAGTGTTTTACTGTTGCCGTTCTCAAGGGCAAAAGGTTCAGAGCATTTATCAATCACAAGCATGCGATTGAGTAACTCAATCATCTTACGGGCGATAAAGACGTTTGGTGCGTCATTTGCCATAGCAGCAAAGGTGGTATAGGCATCAGCCATTGTTAGTACTCCTTAGAGGTAGTAAAGAGCATGTTGCTTAGTGCAAGAATGCTCTCCCATTCTTTATTATTAGTAGACAACTAAAAAGTGACCCCACTGAGAGCCTTTTCAAGGTCCTCAAGAGGCATAGTCCACAGGTTCTCTTGATTCCATACAGGATCGTTTCTAGCACGTTCAAGAGCACTTTGGCCCATATCTGTGCCACTCTCGACGTTTTTAACTTGTGCTTTCCTCCGCTCTGTTTCTTTTTCAGTGAACTTCACAGGGTCAGTTTCATACTCTTTCCCGAGAAGGTAACGTTTGATGTCTGCACGTGGGATAGCTCGTCCTGCGTCTTTCAGCTCGTTAAACATCTTTTCCACCTCACCTTGCATAGTGAGGTTTTCAGGGTTGCTGTAGAAGGTAGCACTATCCTTGGCATCAGCCGCGGTGAGCTGTGCAGCGTTGACACGTGGAGCGATGAACGGCTCAAGCATTTCTTTGAGTTGGAGTTGAGCTTGTTGCTCTTGCGTGAGCGTGCTTTGCACTGGAGGTGCAGCTTGTTGATATTGCTTGAGAGCGTCCTGCACGTGTGTATCCACAAGTCCCTTTACGTACTCATTGACTTTGGCAATGTCCACATCTTCTTCTGCCATTCAAAAGCTTCCTTTACAGGTAAGGTGTATGATACAAGAAACTCATCAATAGCGTCTCGTAAACTTTCTAAGCTAGAGTGATCGAGGTAACAGAGAGTTTGCTTTATAGCAGGGTGAGTATAGCCTATGTTACCAACTTCATCAATTCTCACTACTCTAGCGAGAGGATCAAAGTCATTCCCAACACCTGTGAGGTAGAACGTTGAGTTGAACATATGGTATTGGGTAAGGTCATGTGGATTACTCACGACTAGCTCACCCTTTTAATTTGAACAGTCAGGACACCTTCAACTGAGGCAACAGTACCAGCGTAGACACGTGAGACGAGCATGCCAGGGAAGATCATTGTGGGGGAAGCAATAAGTGTCCCATTGCGTTGAAAGGGAGCGGTTTCTTCAATGTCAATCACACCAGTGAGTTGCGTTGTACCAGAGCCAGGAGCAACACCTGCACTACAGACCATGACATCGAGAGTGGTGTTCGCACCGCCTGTCACAGAGCAATCTGCTCCAACAGCAGCGACTTGCCAGACACCTTCAAGACACCGCCACATATAGGCAGCGAGAGGGGTAGCGAAGATACGATCAAAGAGAAACTCAGAGGCTTGAAAGACACGGTTCGTACCATCTTTAAAGCCACCTTCATCAACGGTAAGGAGCGTCGCTCCTGTGTTTTTATCCACAACTTTAATGTTCGTATAGACGGCCATCGTTATCTCCTGACAAAGCCATTGCTAGCGTTGGGTAGAGTGGGGTTGAGAGCGGGGATAGATGTGTGATTTCCTCCTTCCTGTGGGCTTTGTGCTCCTTGAGGAGCCACACCTTTTACTTGGTCGAGGAGTTGTTGTACATCAGGGGGAAGGTTTGTGGGCTGTGTTTGTGGACCGACAGGCATACCGCTCATTTGTTGCTGTTTCATGAGGATTTGTTGCATTTCACCGAGAGTGACAACGATGTTGTCTAGTCCACGGACACCGATACCAGAACGCCAAACCATCTTTATCAAATCAGGGAGGTTAATGGTATACCCTTGCTGTGCAAGCATTTGTTGGGTGTTAGGGTTGAGGAAGAGGTTGAGAAAGACCATGAGACGTTGTGCACGTTCACTGTCAGCTTGGAATTGAAGCGAACCCACCCATTCAAATTCATAATCACCAATGACATCTTTTTTACGTAGGAGGGATGTGGGAGATTTCTTCTCAGGGTCGTAAAAGGTCATCCCACCCGGTATCCGCATCAACTGGTCGTCAGGGATCATCTGCGCTACTTTGTAGATGTCACTCAAGCCAGGAGTGAGGACTTCTTGTTCGATAACCTCTGCAATGTCTTGGATATCTGCCATGCCGAGGTTGATGAGCGAGGAGACAGCTTCACCGCTTCTGGGCATATTCCTCCCAGGTTGCCCTTCAGCGATCGTTCCTGCTCCACCCATACTTTGCATCATAGCGTTGGTCACTTGCCATGCCCTGAGAAAGTTATTGCTGGTATTCGGCGGTTGCACAAGGTTCATCACTTCTTTAGGGTTCTCAGAACCAAAGTCCCACTTCGCTCCACCTTTGAATTTGAAGGTGTCTCTCCGCATACCACTCGAACCACCAAAGGCAACAAAGCCAGCCTCTCTATCAACAGCATCTTTGAATTGGTTAAACATATCCCCTTGCACGTTGTTGAGTGCTTCGATATCTTCGCTTTGGCTTGTAGTATATGTCTCACCTGCTAAGGGACGATGGACAGCCATGCGGTAGAGTGGATCGTCATAGATGCTTTTGAAGAAGCCAACAATACGAGGTCCACCAACCAGGTTCCAGACAATGTACACTTGATAGAGTTCACCGTCACGGCGTATCCATTTTTCTGTCAGTGAGACAAAAGGGTTCGTGGTGTTCTGTTTGTTAAGGTTACTTTTGACTTCTTCTATCTTTTGGTCAACGTTGCTGTTGGGGTTGCTGATGCCTTGATAGGCCATTCTTTCTACGAGGTGATACGGCCAGTCTGGTGTGGTGAGGTCATCACGAGGGATAGCGTCAACGATACCTTTGGAGACAAAGGTGTTGTAACGGCTGTAAGAGAAGAGGAAATCTTCAAAAATGTCCTCTGCTTCTTCAATGGTAGGGGAGGTTTCAGGGTAGATGTAGAAAGAAAAAGGGTCAACGGCACGTTGAGTAGGCCAGACTTCATTCTTGCTGATTGCTATGGCAGTCTTTTGAACACAATACCCATAGAGTACTATAGACCGTGCCAGTTGACTGATGTTGCTTCTTGTCTTAATCTTCTTACGGGAGATATAGCGCATAAAGGAGTCGGTGTTGCTTACTCTGTCTGATGGAGTGAGAAAGGAATCCATTGGTTGTACTTCAAACCATTTGACGT